TTCCTGAGTCTGCATTTGTTGTGAATCCAAGTAATGCCGCATTCACATCTGTATTGTTAACACCTATTGGTGTTAATTTAGCAAGTGTAGTTGTATCACCTAAATTAATTACTTGGTCATTTAGTGTTATACTACTGTTTGCTAAGTCTGAATTTTGTACTTGTAAGGCTTGTTCTTGTGTTATACTTGTATAGTATTTAGAACCATCATAAAATATATTGATTATAGAGAAGTTACCTGGATTTTCGTCAATTGTTTTACCCTGATTAACGAATTCATATGATGTCCAATTTGTAGCATGTGTAGTAGTATCTATTTGGTTACCACCACCGCCACCTTGTGTGACTAAAATTGTTGCACTACCGCCGGCATCAATATTGTTTAATGTAATACCAGTTATGTCACCGCTTGTAACTATTTTATGTACTGTACCAGTAGCAATATCTAAAGATATGTTTCCGCTTACAGTACCATCGTCTATAACTGTTTCCTGATACTTAACTAATGTTAAATCGTTCAATTGTTGATCAAATCCAATTACACCTGTGGCACTATTGTATTGAATTGGAGATGTATTTGAGAATAATCCGCGAATATCTGTTGTACTTACACCAGTATATTGTATTATACCGTTGGAACCTGCACCACTATTATAAGTTAAGTTACCAAAACCACTTACATTAGATACACTTATTGCACTTCTTATATCACCTGTTGAGGTTACAGTTGCTGAACTTACTGTTACATTTGTTGTTGTTTGTGCAACACTTACATTTACATTATCCGAACTAACTGTAACATTAGGTTCTGTAACTGTTACTACTACGTTTGCTAAAGCCATTACAGTCTCCTTATGTTAATGATACGAAAGATGTGTCTGCTAATATGTTCCCTATTGCTTTATCACCTGGTTTATATCTTTCTAATACTGCCCATCTATGTGATTCTGTTGTGCTAGGTGTTGTGTTAGTATCAGTCCATGATACTGAGAATACTGTAATTGGAACGTTAGTTCTTGCATCTGGCATCAAAACATTTCCGTTATATAAATTACTAGGCATAGTAATATTAACTGTACCTGCTACATTATTTCTGTTACTTACATTTGCCGCACCTACATCTACGTTTGCAAAGAAACCTATAACATTACTTGTTGTAAAGTTAGGTTGTCCGTCGTTTGTATTGTAAGTTAGTGTATCTACGACTATGGTTTGTGCATCTAATTCAAAATTGTAATTAGATATGTCAACACCATAACTATATGTAAATGTTTTTTGTTCTGATGGAAATTTTTCAAGGATTTGTACATTGTCTGCACCACCTATATAGTTCTCAAATGATAAGAGTCTACCGCTCATGTTATTCTCCTGTTGGATATAGGATAATTCGTGTTCGTACTATCCTCTTTGTTATATTTATCTAATCTCGTATTTTTATTCACCGTTTAAGTAAGGATTCAATTGTACTGTATAAAATCCTGTACCACTTACTTGTAGGGTATGCATTTTTTGTGGATTTGTAGGTGTAGTAAAATGTGTGCCCCATGTTAGTATTTTGTTATCACTTGCAATAGCACAACTTAACATTTTATAAGGATTTTCACTATAATCAGGTATATCATAGTATGTAATTTGTTTATATGTTGGTGAATTAGGTTTTGTGTCTATGCATAAGAACTTACATTCTACTGAAGGATTAGTTCTTCCTATTTGAGGAGCATATATGTTACCATCTGGTGCTAATACACCACATAATGTTGAATTACCTTGGAATTCTTGTCCCGGAGTACCCGGCACACTTTCACTTATTACTACACTAGTGTTATTTACAGGATTGTAAATTAATACGTTTCCTGCTTGTCCTGGTAAGAAGTATATATTTTCATCACATCCTAATACTGCTGTACCAAATATAGGATCATTACCACTTAATCCGCTGTCAAATATATTTGATGTTAATGGTGGTATAAATTTAGTAACTGTATTTGCAACAGGATTGTATTCTTGCATCTGATCTATTTCATTATGTGTATAATATACATTTGCTGTTCTAGGATGTTCTGCTATACAACTTGAATCAAAATCACCACCTCCTATACCTGCATCTAAGGCATTTATAGTAATTGTACCATTTGCTTCTACTGTATATGATTCGCCATTACCACCTCCGTGTGTGGTCATTAACATTTTACCATTACTTTGTGTATATTTTAAATTAGGTTCGCCAATGCCTGAAATAGGAAAACCTGCACTATCTGATACATACTGTGGTACTTCTGCTACTTTTGTAAAGAAATTGTTTGTTCTACTCATACCAAATGTTGTTCTAGTATCCGGATTAAGTATGACTGTTTGTTGTTTGTTTATATCACCATCTGTACCTAAATTAGAAGTTACTGATATATTTGCTATGTTGCTAGAACTTGGACTATAAACAAATACGTGATTGTTAAATTGTTGTCTATCTGCAAAGTTACCATTATCAAAGAATCCAGATAACATAACATTACCGTCAGGTAATGATATTAATGTACTATCTAGTGTTTTAAATACTGAACTATTCAATTCATTAGGTAATGCTGTATAGTTAGCACTGGCAACTGTTGGAGTACCTGTTGAATCAAATGAACTTACAAAATTATAAAATACGTTTGCATTTGGCAATGTAGGCCAACTAGGATAAGGTTCTACAGATGTGCCGCTACCATATAATTTCTTTCTAAATGTAAATTTACTACTTCCTAAAGGCATTGTTTACTCCGGTTTACTTGGCCATGTTACGTCTTCTCTAACTGTTGCACTTAAATTATTAGCAGGAACATCACGTAATGCTTGTCTATATGTTTGCCATTCTGTTTTCTTACTGTCACTTAAAGGTGAATCTACCCCTTGTGTCCAGTCACATGCTTTTAATATGTTGTTTCTGCGTTCTCTTATCCAAACGTCTATATTAAACGTGTTGAAAGGATTTGCTTGTGATTCTATTTCTAATGTTTCTAAATTTATTTTATACTCCATTGTATTTTCTACGTATCCATCGATACTTGCTAAATTACTACCTTGTTGTAACTGTAAGGCTAATATAGAATCACTCATACGTCTACATGTTTCTATTTTACCTGTAACTGTATTATATACTATTCTGTACATTATTTCTCGCCTTTTGTAATTCTTTTCATTTCATACCCCATATTACCAAATGCTCTACTACCGTCTAATGTACTATAGCCTTGTATACGCATTGTTGCTGTTTGAGGTAAGAAATCTGATGCTAGACTATATGTTGCAGGATCTAGAGATACTTTTTTATTGTCTGTAAGTTGTGGAGGGGCATTTTCTATGTTAGTAAATGATACTCCGCCACCGCCAATGTTTTGATTACTACTATGTGTTGCATTTGCAAATTGTAAAGTTACATTGTTTCTAAAACCTAAATCATATCCGCCTATAGGTAATGTACCACCAGCATTAGCAACTGCACTAAAAGTATAATCTCCTATATCTACACCTGTGATATCATATACTTCTGGTGTTATAACATCATGATATGTTGTACCATTAACAAGACTAGTATTACTTAAACCTGCATTTTCTAACTGGGCACCTGCACCATATACTTTCATGCTATCATTTACAATTACATTACCAAATACAGAACCGGGTATTGCAGGAACATTTGCATAATCACCTGAATATACCTCTGGTATGTATATAGGTGGTATAACTGGTAGTCTAGGCAAGTCTATAAGACCTAGATCTGGCGTTTCTGTTAAAACAGGGTGTGTGTAGTAGTTATCAGAATACTCAATAGCACTTATTTGTGCTGTTACCATACCTGATTCGTCTTGTTGTTCTGTTACTCTCATAACACGGAATAACTTATCAGTCCAACCATATAGACTGTTTGTTATTTTTATAACATCACCTACATCACTTTGTATACCGCTAAAGTCACTTACGAATTGAATTACTGTTCCTACCCTGCTTTGATTAAGGTCAATGTTTGCTAATATCTCTGCTCTCACATTGTCGTTAATCATATCTAATTTGTAATTTAAAACATTATCTGGTTCATTAGCATTTCTATCTGCTGGAGGTGTTGTTATTTTTACAGTATTTGTTTGGTCTTTACGTTGTTGATCCATAAATTCAACTTCAACACCATTGTATAATGCATATAGTTCTGTTGAACTTATATCTATTTTACTAACTATATTGTCATCATTATATACTAAACAGTTGGCTTTTTCTGCTGTACTAAGTGCTCTGTTTGGTATTGCTTTGAACTTACCGTCTTTTACATTGAACGAGAAGAAAGTACCTGCTGACTGACATAATTTATCTATGTTTGTTGTACAAGTATCAAATGTACTTAACATACCGTTTATTTGATAACGTTTAAGTGTTGTACTTACATTACTAGCATTTGTATAACTAACAAGTTCATCACTATAACCCTTCATTGCTGTATTGGCAGTACCTGTTATACTTGTTACATCTATTTGACTAGTACTAAGTCCTGCACCATAACGATCATTAGTTAAGTAATCAAATAACACATCACCAGGATTGTTTAGTGTATTATTCATCTTAAATGTCATTTGTGGTAAACCACTTAGTCCGTTTTCAGCATCATAATCTATTTGCATAACAGCATACACCATTGCGTTTGCTGTATGGTTTACTCCCCAATGTGGTACTATACTTGTTGCGGCTGTACTTGCACCTGTACCACTTGCAGGAAATATTACATCAGATCCTGCACTTCCGCCTTGATATATGTTTACTCTTACATTACCAGCATAACTGGTTGCTGTACTTTGGTTAGGATCTACATGACTTGTTACTGTATTACCTGAGAACACTAATTTAACATCATTCATAAAGATTTCACTACAACTAAACGTACCTGTAGTTGTTTCTTCACTCAATGCTATACAATATGTCATTGTTTTGTTTTCATTACTAATGGCGGCATCAAATATAGGCCCACTAGTAAAGGCTTGTCCATAAAGTATTGGTAATTTGTTATCTGTTGCTGGTGGTAACTGAATACTAGTACCTGGGTCTGCACCTTGATCAAATGAAGGTGGTTTAAATACGCCTAATGCTCTTGCTGTACCATAAGCAAGTCCACCTGCTATAACTGATGTTGCAATAGTGGCTAAAACACCTGATAAACCTATTGCTCCTACTATTGCTGTTGCTATTGCTGTAAATACTGCCATTGTTAACCTCTAAATGCCCAATTAAAATCTATTGGTTCCCATCCTCTTTGTTCTAATTTAAGATCTGGTGTAGTTGCTAATGTTG